CAGTTACATCAGATTGTAGAGACAAAATGAATATTAATACAATTCCTCATGGGTTATGTTTTGTAAAACAATTAAATCCAGTTTCGTTTAATTTTAAAACAGACAGAAACACAGAAGTTCCAAGTGGAAATAAAAGATATGGTTTTTTAGCACAGGATATAATTGCATTAGAAGGAGAAGATCCTGTAATTATTGACAATGAACAACCAGAACATTTAAAATATCAAGGAGAGGCATTAGTACCAGTTCTTGTTAATGCGATTAAAGAACTAACAGCAAAAGTAGAAGCATTAGAGAACAAATCGTAATCTTTACTTTAATTACTTTACTTTAATTACTTTAAGTACACACTTTACTTTAATTCATTATTTTGCTATTTATAAGCAATGAAGAAAGAACTTAATACTTATATCGTTGAAGGTGGTATTGGAAAATGTGCTGCATTTACTGCACTCATTCCAAAACTAAAAGAAAAAGATGGACAAGCCATACAGATTTATACTCCATATGTAGATGTATTTGGGGGAAATCCCGATGTTAAGATGGCTTATGATTCATCTACTATTCCATTAGAAGATCCAAGATTACAAGCATCGGATAATTTTTTTTATTGTGAACCCTATAAATCTAATTTTAAATTTGGAAGAGAACATTTAATTGAAAGTTATTGTAATTTATTTAATCTAAAATTTGATGCAAAAATAAGACCTAAGTTATTTACTTCTCATTTAGAAACTAAAGCAAAAGAATGGTTAAGTAAAAATAAAATAACTGGTAAATATTTACTTATACAATTTACCGGCGGCCAGACTCCTATTAATTGGAAACCAACTAATCCTTATGGTAACATGAATCCTGGAAGAATTTATCCTGCATTTTTAGCTCAACAACTTATTAATAAAATAAAAGAAGATGATAAAGATTTAACCATCATTGATTGTACATTACCTAATGAACAATTTTATTTAAACACCATTAAATGTGATGAACATTTTGCAGTGATCCATGAACTATTAAAAGGAGCGGAAAGTTTTATAGGTATTGATTCTTGTCTTAATCATTTTTCAGCATCAACTGGAACCGTTGGAGTTGTAATTTGGGGACCAACTAAATGGACACAGTTTGGTTATTCTCATAATAAAAACTTACATTTTCATATGAAAGATAAATGGAATGAGGATAAATTCCTTGAATCTGACCCTAGAAATGTTATGGTAGATCCTGAAATTGTATTTCAAGCTTATAAAATGAGAAAAAAACTGAATAAATATCAGACAAAAGAAGTGGTTTGTGCAATTGAATAAAATAACATATAACTAACTAGGAGAAAAATTATGGTAAATATAGATCAACCCACTGCAGAAGAAATTAATAAAACTTTTGAATCTGCTGGTCATTCAGTAGATTTAATTAATGGTATCGTTGCAGGTACTAAGATGATTAACGAAGATCCAGAAGATAAAATAGATACTGTTAAAAGAAATGTTGAACATTTAGAATTGCAAGTTGCAAAAGATTGGTATGCTTCTGATTCAGTTTCAAGAACTGCACCAGCAAGTAAAGCAGCAATACAATCTGCAATTACTGCAGGTAAAGCTTATTTAGCTTAATCTAAAACACCTAGCATTTTTTAAGAAAGGTGGTAAAATAACACTATGCCACTAAAAAAGATACCCATTAAATCAGGTTTTAATAAACAAGACACCGCAACTGCTGCAGAAGGCCAGTGGATTGATGGAGATTTTGTACGTTTTCGCTATGGCTATCCTGAGAAAATAGGTGGCTGGCAGCAAACTACATCTTCAAGACTTGCAGGCGCTGCAAGAGAAATTCTAACTTGGACTGCAATAGATGGTAGTCGTTATTCAGCGGTGGGTACTAATAAATGTTTATTTATTTATTTTGAAGGTGCTTTTTATGACATTACACCTCTTGGAACAGCTTTAACATCTTGTACCCTTGCATCAACTACAAGTTCAACAACAGTTACTGTAACTAAAGCATCTCATGCCTTAGTGGTTGGTGATTACATTAGATTTACATCGCCTAGTTTAGCAGGTGGTGGTGTTACAACTTTTACTAACGCTGATTTTACAACAAACACATTTGAAGTTATTTCTGTACCTTCTAACAGTACATTTACAGTTACCATGCCAGTTGTTGAAGCTGGTACTGGTATGTCTGGAGGTAGTTCAACCATTACCACAACTCCATATGTAAGAATTGGTCCTGCTTTTCAAACTTTAGGATATGGTTGGGGAACAGGATTATGGAGTGGAACAACATCAGGATATATACAAAATCAATTAGATGGAGCTATTAACAATTCAGTTACAACAATAACAGTTGATTCAACGACAGGATTTCCTGCGGCTGGAACTATTTTAATAGATTCAGAATTAATTACTTATGCTAGTAAAAGCGGAACTCAATTCTTAACTTGCGTTAGAGGAGCAAGTGGCACAACCGCTGCATCTCATACTGATAATACATTAGTTAGTGATACTTCAACTTTTGCTGGTTGGGGAACTTCTACAACTTCTGCATCTATATCATTATCACCTGGACTATGGTCCTTTGATAATTTTGGTCAAATACTAGTTGCAACTATTAGAAATGGTAAAACTTTTACATGGAGTCCAGTTGCTGTAAATCCTCTTACAACTAGAGCTACCGTTGTTTCAAATGCTCCAACAGCATCTATTATGAATATTGTATCTGATCGAGATAGACATTTGTTTTTACTCGGCACGGAGACAACTATTGGTGATACATCAACTCAAGATCCAATGTTTATAAGATTTTCAAATCAAGAAGATATTAGTACTTATGCTCCAACGGTAACTAATACGGCAGGTACCTTTAGACTAGATACAGGTAATTTTATTGTAGGTGCAGTACAGGGTAAAGATTATATCTTTGTTTTAACTAATTCTGCAGCATATGTAATTCAATTTGTGGGTCCTCCATTCACCTTCTCTGTAAGGCAAGTTGGAACAAGTTGTGGCTGTATTAGTCAAAATTCAATAATCTTTGCACAAGGTGCTGTATTTTGGATGGGCTTTGGTGGTGGATTCTTTGTTTATGACGGAACGGTTAAACAATTACCATCACTTGTTGAAGACTTTGTATTTACAACAAATGGAACTAATTTAGGAATTAATTATGATGCTTCAGATATTATTTATGGATCTCATAATAATTTATACAATGAAGTTATATGGTTTTATCCAAAAGCAAGTTCAACACAAAATGACCGATCGGTTGTATATAACTATTCAGAAAATACCTGGACAACAATGTCTCTTGATAGAACATCTTATGCAGATGCTGATACTTTTGATAAACCCTATGCTACAAAATATGATTCTACTATGTTGCCAACCACTCCAACAATTAATGGTGTAACTAATTTAAATGGTGCATCTATTTACTATGAACATGAAACAGGGGTAAATGATGTAAATGCAGCAGGTGTAATAAGTGCAATACCAGCCTATATTGAATCGGGTGATTTTGACTTAGATATTGAAGGGGATGGTCAGTATTTAATGAAGATAAATAGATTTATTCCAGACTTTAAAATACTTACAGGAGATGCTAAAGTAACACTATTATTAAGAAGTTATCCATCACAAACACAAAATACACAAATGTTAGGACCTTATACTGTAACTTCATCTACAACTAAGATAGATACAAGGGCAAGGAATAGATTAATGAGTATAAAAATAGAAAACGATTCTATAAATCAAAACTGGCGATATGGATTATTTAGAGTAGATATTCAACCAGGAGGAAGAAGATAATGGCAAAAATTACAGCATACATACCAGAACCATCACCTGAGTATGATGTTTCTAATCAAAGACAAATACTTGAATCAATTTCAACAATTAAGAATCAATTAAATTTTTCTTTTCAAAAAGATCTAAAAGATGAGATGGAAGCTTTTAATTGGTTTATATTTAGTGGACCTAAAGACTAATGGCTATCAATTATAAAAATCAAGGATACGATTTAACTACAACAGTTTTAACTACAGTATTAACTATTAGCACATCGACTGTTGCAATTATAAAAGAGATATCTGTTACTAATGATACAAATAGTGCAAAAACAGTAGACTATTTTTTTCGTGATGTATCTGCTTCAACTTCATATAAATTTTATCATACAAATGTTCCAGCAGATTCACACGATAATGCAGTACACAATGCTCTTATATTAGAAGAAGGAGATTATTTACTGTTTCAAGCAGATACAGCAAATGCTATCTCTGGACAAATCTCTTATGCTTTGTTAAGTAGGACTGGAGAAAATGGATAATTTACCTAAGATAGAATG